ATGCCATACCGGTTCTACTTGATTTGACATGACTGCTGCGGTCGAAGCTGTCTTTTTTAGCTCTTCACCCATATCAGGGAATCGGTATCCACAATCCAGACATTCTAAAACACCCGCGAAGCACACAGCGTTACATTCTGGGCATACTTTGACTGGCGCTTCACCTACTGATTCACCATTATATGCTTTTTGTGCGTCTACAAGGTCTATCGGACCAAGTTCTCCTATGACATCACCGAAGTCTAAAAGGTAGCAGTCTGTTTTGTCTGTCGCGGTACGCATCCCTCGACCGCCCATTTGCACGTACAACACAGGGCTTCGAGTCGGTCTCATAAACGCCATAAGATCAATCTCTGGGCAATTGAACCCAGTAGTGAAGCATCCGACATTAACTAAACAGGAGATCACCATTTTTGAAGGCATCGACTATCTTATTTCTTTTCACGGTGGGTGTGTCACCAGTCACCATGTCACACGATATGCCCCGCTCTACGAGTTCTTCCATAACGTGTTTACAATGTTTTACACCTGCGGTAAACACAATCCACTTTTTTCTGCCCTGTCCGTGGTGTATTATCTCTTCTACACACGCCGTAGTTATTATGTCCTTATCTACAGCAGCTTGTAACTGAGATTCAATATAGTCACCGCTTCTGGATTTAACCCCAACAGTAGACATCCGCGTTTTAATCGCGGGCGTAACAAGTGGGCAGAGGAATCCTTTTTCAATTAAATACAACATGGGTATTTGATATGCTACGTCTGTAAATAGGCACCCTTCACCTTCTGTAAGTCTACCCTCTGTAGCTCGAAAGTTTGTGCCAGTGAACCCTATGACTTTCAGGTGTGGGTTTATAATCAACATGTCTTTGAGAAAAGACTGGTACATAGTGCTCGCATTGGGAGAAATTAAGTGCGCCTCATCGATAATAATTATGTCTATACTGTGTGGGATTTTATATGCCTTCTTCAAAAATTGTTTGCCCTGAAAAGGATTTCTTTCCGAGTTTCGCCGCGTAAAAAGATTTGGTTATGTCTGGGTTTTGTAACATCAAATGGTCAGCGTTTTGAGTCAACAATTCTGTCACATGGGCGAGTACCATAAAGCTAGTATCTGAATACTGCTCTATAGCTTGTTTAATGAACTCTGCAATGAGCAAAGATTTACCAGACCCGACAGGCGCGACAATTAGTGGGTTGCCAGTGCTGTTGTCAAAATAGTCAAACAACGCATCTACTGCTTTGGCTTGGTGTGGATAAAGTTCAAGCATCTTTCCTCTCAATGGTTTCTAGTTTTAGCTCTAGTTCACGAGTGTACCGATATGATCGGTCTAAGCAGTGTATCAGTTCAACAATTTTTTGTTCTGACCATTGATAGTGTTTAAGTAAGACTTCAATTTCTGGGGGCATGACATTCTCCATAAAATCTACAGTACTTACATTGATACCAGTCCGACCCACCTATTTTCTCAGGTGGTTCTTTTGCAGTTATAATTCGCCCTGCTTTATTTACAAGTGATTCGGCATATTCTTTGTCAAGCTCAGTACGCACACTGGTTACGCGACGCAGCCCGGGCGTACTAACAGTCAGATAATGTCGATCAAGCCCAGCGTGATACATACAGGACTGGGCTTGTGCATAGTATTTTATATCCCACTCTTTGAGGGATTTCGTTTTGAGAAGTAAGTTGAATTTTTTATCATTACAGGATTTGTGTTCCCAAACATGCCATGATTTTGGAGATTGAAGCAGTCCCAGTATGGCGCCATCAAGGCGACCAGTGAACCGCCCGTCCAGTACGTCAAGCTTATATTGTTTGCCCCCACGGTTTGGGTCGTGCGTATGCAAAGTAACTCCTTTAACTTTCCGCAGGTCGGCTGCCATTGCAGCTTCATCCTCATGCCCGTTTCTGAATATCCGCAATGTGTCTGCATTAAATACCTCCGGTTCTGTAGCGTGTATCTTATACCATAAATATCTACGGCACTCGTGACCTATCTCTCCAAACCCTATGTTCTTACTTACATAGGGGCGCTGCTCGGCTTCAAGAGCTTCGTTAACCGCCACAATGGTCATGTCGTCTCTATCCGGTATTTTTACCATGGTATCGCTCCAAACTCGTAATAGTGTTCCTGTATCGGTGCTAATTTTTCAAATAAAAATATCTCAGTTAACACATCTTTACAAAAATAACCACTAGCAAAATGGTTTCCAGCCCTCCAAAGTTTTGGATTGTTATTTGTATAAAAACATATTCTCCGATCAAAACCCAAGTATTCTAATCTATATTTCATAAACAAAGGTACTCGTTTAGTGCTTTGTAAAGAGTTTTGTGGGAGGAGAATCGCAAACGGGGTTTCAAGCTCATACAACCGTTTCAGAATACGATCTTTGAGAGAAAATGGGGGGTTACTAACGACACAGTCGCACATATCGTCTCTAGTCAAATCAAAAAAGTCAACACCTCCATCTATGTGACTATACTGCACATGGAATCCCTCTGATTTTAACACGCGGACAAACATAGAATCAGGTCTGTCAAAAGGACAACATATCCGCTTATAGCCGCGAGACTTTAAGTAAGGCACTATAGGTAACACACCATAACGAGGGGTTAAACACTCATCACTTTCTTTATTCCTGCCCGCGGTTAAATACCTTTTATTCAGTCCCATTGTTCACACCCTTTAAATTCGATGTGGCAGGTCAGGCTTTCCGCCGGAGGTATACTTATTTCCTACCCGCCACAACATACGTCACCTAGATAACCATGAAAAACTAGGCTTAGTATTCTATTTTTTCCTTTTCCACGGCGGTAATTCTTTTCCACCAGATTCCTCGACTGCTTCCTCAACCGCTTTCGGTTTGGTAGATACCACCCGTTTTGTTTTAGCAACCGGAGTTGTTTTACCCGCAGCGTAGGGCATGAACTTCTTAATACTATTTTGGGGTTTGCCCTCTTTCATTTCACCAGTAGTTTTGTCTTTGTACGCCTGCGGAGGGTCTACCCTAACATCGACCAACAACCGAATATCGTGGAGCTCGTCCGTATCCTTAATCGTCCCCTTCCCAACAGCCTTCACAATTTCTCCAAGCACACGGAATGCTATGTTTACCGCTTTTTCGTTATCGTTTTTAATGTTCAGTCGTTCAAATAGCTTACGACCTGATTGTTCACCCTCTTGAATATCAAGTTCAAGGACAATCATTTGCCCACCCTTTTGTGTTGCTTTAATTTCACTCGCCACAATCATGGCAGTATAGGTACCGGGTGGCACCGGAGTGAACTCGTCACGTTCTGGGACTGTACTCGCGTCAAATATGCCATCAAGTTTAGCCATTACTTTTCTCCCTTACAGTTGTTGGTTGTTAAAAATAGCAAGTGCCTTTTCGATAGCCGCATGTGCCATATCATCTAAGGTACCGTTGTATGGCGTTTGGCAATCCGCCGCTTTAAGGGCGGTAATAATAGTGCCTAATTCTTCGTCAGTTAGTTTCATTACCCCTCCCCTTTACTAAAAAATGGTACGTGTTCAGCTATTGTGCCCCAATAAGCACCGTCTTTATCAAACGGGATTTCCGATGGCAGACTGTACCGATTACCCGCCATAAATGCGGGGCGTTCTTCTGTGTACAGCACACGCTCTCCATTGCCGACTGCCCGCTTACGCCCTTCTTTGCTCATACCCTTCTCTTCTTTTTTAACCCCAACATAATAGTTCGCAAACAATATGACATCAGAGTGTTCCATCATTAATGCGCTGGCATGTTTGTGGAGCTTGAGTTCGTAGCGGTCATAAATATCCGTTTCTGGGTTTTCAAATTTTCGTATCATCGCATGTGCGATTTGAATGATGGTCATACCACGCTCATTCCGAAGGTAGTCTAGTATTGCTAGATAATCCCGCCAAATGTCAAGAGCGAAAGCATACCCTTTACCATATCCATAGTCTTCTATAGATGTTATCTTTTTCCCCTTTTCATTAAACGGCTGCTCTTTGATTAAGTGCTGCCACAAAAGGGGTTCCAGCCAATCGAGGGAATCAACCACAACAGTTTTAAAATCGTGGTCTTGTTCTGCAAGCTCTTCCAGACTCGCCATTATATCAGAAAATGATTTTGCGAGTGGGAATGCGCTCACATTCAGCGCATCCAGCCCATCCTCAGCTTGAACAAATACAGGTCGATCCGACATCGCGGCAAAACTACTCTTCCCGATTTTCTGTGGACCATAAATAAGGATACGTGGGGGTTTCCCTTGTGTCTTTTCTATGTTCATTTCATCATCCCCTTTGCAAGAAAATAAATTATAGTGACAAGCGCTCCATGAAACGCTCCGAGTAAAAATGGTGCTATGATAAAATCAATCATCAAATTTCACCTTTATTGCTGTGGTGCCCGGCTTCACAGTTCTGAACGGCATGAACGCGGCTTTCCCTACATCGTCCAGTTCTTTGTATAACACTTCATTAACTCCGTATTTAACCTTGACTGGGGCGCCTTCTGCAAGCAGACCTTTTAACCCATCCTGATCCCATTCCACTTTTTTGGGGGTAGTTATAATGACTTCAAACCCGTTTTCTTTACGTCTAAATGTCCCAGTAATGGGCAGCCCAACTTTAGTGTAATGACTAACAATCCCACTTCGTATTGACTTTTCAATTTCCTTAAGTTCTTTTATATCTATCTGAATAGACTGTAGTTCGTCGATAAGCGTTTTTATATCTTTCATGATTTGCACCTCTTCTATTTACACTACTACATATAGTCTCAGAAAGCAACCCGTTATTGTAAAATATATTTAAACAGGTGTGCTACAACATCTACTGTCCAGCCATTACCCAACATCTTATAGCGTTGAGTGTTTGATACACCCTCAGTATAATTGTCCGGTATTGTTTGTAGTCTTTCACATTCTATTGGTGTGAGCTTCCGCCATGTAAGCCCGTCTGTAGACACTTTTTTCTCTTGGTGCCCCCCGCTTACCGCTAGTAAACTCGGGCACTTGCCTTCTGGTGAATAAACTCGCTTGGTAATATCATACCCTTTGATGTCCGCTTTCCCGATTTCAATTAAAGTGTGCTCTTTTTTAAAAACTTCGACGCACACATTATCTTTCTGTACTGTTGTGAGTGTGTTAGTTTTACCATCTTTCCTGACTTCAAGTCTTTGGGTTGTTAATCCGGCAGTTTTCATTTTGTGATCCTGTCGTTTACCATCCACAATGTAACGCCCCCGTACACCCCCACCAGTGACATAGTTGGTGGTGCCCCCCTCAACTATGTCTTTCAAAAGAATACCCCTATCCTCTGGCAAAGGTGCACCCCAGTTATACCAGTAATACCTTTGCCTATTTTGTGCCGATACCAGCGCAGAATTAATAAATAAAGGTTCAACACCCATATATTCAGTGATGGTATCAAGATATTCTTTTTTCATTTTCACATTTTCAAGGAGTTTATACTGAGGTTTATAGTTGTCTATAATGTCAATCATTGTGAAGAATAACTTTGATCTCGGATCATCGAATGCGAGTTGTTTACCGGCAAAAGAGAATCCTTGACAGGGGGAGCCACCCATAATTAAGTCTGGCGGTTCAATATCCCACTCTTTCCAGTCTGTAACATCACCAAGATGTATAATATCTGGGTGATTCTTTTTAGCGATCTGGATGGCATACTTGTCTATTTCACTAGCGTAATACTTAGTGACTGGCACCCCCGCCTGTTTAAGAGCTTCATAACCACATGCCATGCCGTCAAATAACGATAATACAATCATGTTTTTTACCTCAAAATATATTTTTTTGGTCGTTCTTTTTCGTCGTACGTAATTTTATCCATCTCTTTTAGCGTCCGTTCTATCTCATCCAACTCTTTTGATTTTATTTTCAGCCGTCGTATCATAGATGTTCTGTTCATAGCTCCACTTTCTAGCGCAACCATAAACTCAGAACACCTCTTTTGGAAGTCGCCGTCATACATATTTTCTACAGCAAACTTCATCATAAACCGGATGCTCGCGCCGACCAGTGCTTCTCCGAAGTCTAAATCAGATTCAATTAACGTTGGTGACTCCGGGTCACGAGCGATAGCGATAATCATTGCTACCTTCAAAATGTTTTCCCTATATCGCACCCACAGTGCACCCAGCCCCGTAGCGCGGTGTTTCTTAATCATACTATCTTGAAACCGGAAAAGTTCGTTAACTCTTTTACCCATTTTACCTAGCATTACAATTGTCTTTCTCTGTTCAATAATATCCGGTGCTGCTTCGAGCCCTTCTGTTTTAAACAGAGCCCACCGAGATATAAGGGCTTCCGGCGGCTCAGAATTGTCAGATTCAAAATTTGGTTCTGGAAAATCAGTAGAAGATTTTAACACAATAAATCTGTTAAGTTCTCCTGATTTAATGGCGGCACTCCTCATAGCCTCAGAATAACTATCCATCGTCGTTGTCCCATAGATGCATAGGTTCGGTTCGTAGAGTACCGTCCGTTCGGTAGGTTGACTCGCTAATAACCCACCAGTATACGACGATCCAGAAGATGAATATAACAGGGCTATAAGTTTTGATATTTCCTTTATATATGCCGGAGCCTTTGCATCTAGCAATGCCTTCATAAACATACCGATCTCATCCATGTTTACCAGTATGGATGGTCGCTGCTTCAATTCAAGCAGCAGTCCCGCGCCTGATCTAACATCATCAGGACCGGAGAACTGCTCCAATTGCGATAATTTCAATAGTTGCTTTATCTTTTGTCGGCTGTTGTCTTTGCCCTGCCCCGTTTCTGCAATCCCGACCATGTATATGTTGGTTCTTGTGTTTAATTTTTGTAATGTATACCTCCTGCCAAACACGGCACCCAGCGCGGCTAATATATTCATAATAGAAAGTTCCGGTTGTAACTTGAATGCTGTTGAATTGATCCATGTTAATGTATCCCCCACTAAGCCACCGATATTAATTTTTAACTCTGGTTTTGATTGTTTTGGGGGTGACAACTTGTCCTTGAACGCTTGTAGGTCAACCCCACCTATGTTTGAGAAGTCAAGCTCTTCATACGGTTTCTCTTTTGGTGCCCATCCATTTTCTTGCGCCATGTGCACAAGTGACCCCATCGACACCCCACCACCTTTTTTAAATCCAGCCCATATCCTGAACGACTCACCCATCTTATACTTATTGCTGCCACGTGACCAAGTGTCCCACATTGTGACAGGAAACCCCGCCTCATTCAGTGCCATACCTACCGTTATCCATATATCTCTATCATCTGGACTTACAGCAGCTAACATATTTAATACATCATCTGTTGTCCAGTCTCCAACTACCTCCTCTATCGGTTCAGTTTTTACAGGTGTTTTTTTCAATTCAGATATAATTTTTAGCAACCAAGCCGGCGCGTCCGCTATATCTGCGGAGGAGTCCCATTCGTATCGTGATCCGTTTGGGTGGGTGGATGGGGGGGCTGCAATATATCCTCCATCTCCTCTAACATCAATTCCTTTTCCAATTTTTCCAATAGAGCAACCGATCTCCACACTGTGGGATATTTTAAATAAATAATGTTTCCCACCTCCGCCCGTATTCGAGATGAGTGTTTCTGGCAACGATCCATATTTATTCTCTAATTCTTCTAATGATTTATCCCCACCTTTGTCCGAGTCTATATCTAAAACCCAAAATCCAGACGCCTCTCCAGTTGCGATACCTAGATTAAGATTAGTGCGTGCACCCCACATAGATCGTATCGTGCCTTCGTCTTTAGATGCGTCATGGAACCCGTTAGGCGTAGCTGGGGCTTTGCTGCGGGGTAACAGAGGGAACACAGCCCATCCATGATCTCCGTACTCTATGGCATCTTGTAAGCTCATTTAAACACCACAATAAAAAACGGCATTCTAAGACTCCTTTATCTTATTTATCTCGTCTGGGGTTAGTCCACCGTGACTCCACTCGCGCCGAGCCCCATGCTTTATTTGCATCCTCCTACGCACCTCAAATGTACGCTCACATGTCTCACTTGATACTCTTGTTGACGTACAGCCGAAGTCCATCAGCTCCTTTGGTGCTGCCTGACTATTCTGCGTACATATATAAAAATAGCAAAATACCCCAACAACTGATATGATAAGCCCGCATGTAATTATTATTTTAACTGGTGTCATTTGTCATACCTTTCATTTTCAAAACCCTCAGCATCGAGTGGTAAGTCAGGTGCCCAGTCGGGCGGAGTCCGCATTTCACACAATATATTATCTAGGGCGGTAGTATCATCTTTTTTAACAACATATAAAATATCGTCGTGAGTTGTGGTAGCTGATTTGTATTTGTATTTGTTGTCAACATTTATTATAACACGGGCAGTGAAATTCCGACCAAGTTTCTGAATTATATTCTCAACAACAAGACCTCCGTATATTTTTTTATCCCTAACTTTATAGTTTCCACCTCTTGAATCTTGTTCGTCATTTTCCCAATGTAACCCTGTATAGTCAAGGGCTGTGCCATCTGGCATAATTATTTTATATCCATCGATAGTTAGACACCGAATTTTATAGGGCGCTAATCCTTTATCCATGTCCTCGAGGACCTGTTGAAAACAACCCCACGTACCAACAACTTTGGGGTGGGTATTTCGATAAATCTGAATAGCCCGCTCTGCTTCGGCGAGCGAAATTTTTTGCTTCGCTTGTTGTAGCGCGATAGACTGAAACTTCGGTGCCCCAACTCCATATCCTGATCCTAACTCAGTCACTTTCCCTAGCTTTCGTTCAGCAACGTCTTTTTTAGTGATTGTCCGCCCAAAAAATATAGACGCACCTTCACAGTAAATATCCCGCCCCTCTCTAAACGCCTCGGTAATGTTGTCTTGTCCTGCAAACCAATTCAGTAACCTACATTCAATCTGTGCTTCGTCCGCGCCGACTAGTTTGTAACCCTCTGGAGCCAAAACCGCTTTTTTAATTGCTGGTATAAGATTCTGCCAATTCATTTTGTCCCCGCCTGACCATCTGCCAGTATGTCTAGCTCCATGATAATTTAGGTACACTGGCAATGCTCCGCGACTGTAGGTGTCTAGGAACCGCACGCAGCGAGTTTCTAATAAAGTCGACTTCTCCCCTAGGCGAGCTGAGGCTAACGCGGCTACGACCTCGTTCTCATGTACTAGTAGCCCTTTCATCCCCGCATCTGTTTTGGCTAGTGCCGGTATTAGTTTATCCTGCTTTTCAGAGCGTTTCATAGGGGTATCCACCCCTAGTCGCTCTAGTAAATCACTAAATTTTTTACTGGACATTAAATCTTTGCGATCTACACCAAGTGATTCTAATGCCCCCGCTTTCACATTTCGTACACGAGTTAATTCAGCGGATATCATTTCTGCATCGAGGGTCAGGCACGGTTCAGTAAACATTCTAATTGTGGAGTCAATAACCTGTAGTTCACTACTTGGGATATCTGTTAATAGGTGTTTAGCAATTTCAAAGGTTAGCCGCGAATCATCTAGGCAACCTTCTGTTAACATTTTTTCTGTTTCTGGATCAAGCACTCGTTTTCCCCGGAAAGCGTTATAAGTTATTGTTTTCTCTGGTAAATCATAGTATTCACACAAAGCGCTTAGACTTTTGCTCTTTAAAAATTGCAGTTGTGCCCGCGCCATGGATAGGGTGCAACCCCAGTATTTTGGATATAGCCCGTAGTGGTGAGACAATATCAAGCCGTCGAAGTGTGCATGGTGTGCGATAACAAAATCATCCATGTATGGCTCTAGGTTTTCCTTGATATCCTTTGTATAAACCTCTTGAGTCCCATCATCACAATAAACAGACACGCAGTGTGTTTGAAAACGGGGATCGCGGACATACGCTTCTGTCGTCATTCTTTTCAGTGAGTACTCACTGTCAAAATATGTTTCAAAATCTATGACTGTTGTTCTATACATCGAGCTTAGCCCCCACTATTACACTGACCTCATAGTATTTATATCCGTCGGCCCTTTCATCTAATCATTGGGTCTACTAGTAAATCTCCCAAATCATCAAAAACGCCATATACTTCGTCGGTGTCAAGACAAAGATACAAACCTATAACATCATACGGATCAGTCGTGTTAAGGCACGTATTTTTTAATTTTATACAACATTTATTATCATACATAAACACAGTCCCCACTCTTAAATCTTTGAATTTTATAAGTTTTCTTTTACGTTTAAATAATTTACCTATGAGCGATTTAATCATCATTTTCCCCCTCTGGTTTATTAAATTCTGTATACGCTGTGGTTGCGTTAGGGTGACGTTTGAAAATACTATCAACAATTGCCTGTAAATTATCCCGTATAGCAGCAAGTTTTGCTTTGGGTGGGCGGTCGTCTGTCAGTTTCTCTTGCATCATAGCGTCCCGCAGAACTGCTAAAGAAGCCATCGCCTTAGTTATGTGTGAAATGCCAGAATCTATATCGATATCCTCACCCTCCCACCACTGCATAATATGTCCTATAGCAGCATCAACATACACAGAAGCGCGTACCCCGGAAACTCGGTAATTATGCCTCCCGTACTTCCGCGCACCCTCTAGCATTGCTGCGCCGAGTTCTGCTATTACTGTCAAAGGTATAGTTGTAAAGACTCGCCACTTTTTCGTACCTACAACGTCTTTTGGGTTAGTGTCTTTAAAAGTGCGATCATGTTTCGCACCTATTAATTTATCACGGCTAAGCAAGGAAGACATACCACAACTCCCTGAGTTTGGACACCGCTTACACTTGTTTTCTTGGGTTGATACTTCGCTTATAAGGTCGTGTACACCATTATTAACGGTTGACCACCATACACCCTCTTTCGTGTAAGAACGTCCATTACCACCCCCAAATGAATACACCCCATCACCAGTAACAGACACAATTGTTACTATTTCCCCGCTACGTGACTTGTATGTTTTACCTACTTTTAATTGTATTATTTTTTTGTCAGCCATCTTATTTACCCCTCTTTACCCGTTTCTTTTTACCATACCGGGACAAGACTAGTTGGACACTTGGATTCTTTAAACTGATACCCACCATATATTCGAAAGAGTTTTTCATTTTTAATTTTTTACACAGTTTAAAGTATTTACGTTCTAATTTATCGTATTCAGAATCCGGTATCTCTAACTCTTTATGAAATTTTTTAGCTATCATTTCAGGACAGTAGTACATTAATCTGTATTCAAGTAATTTCCAGCTTAATGTAATACACCTTGCTTCTTCTTTAGTTTGTACATGAGGGGCATTATACATTTCCTTCCTCCCTTACTTCTCGTAATAATACGCTAGAATTGACCCCTAAGTCTACACAATCCGAGTCTGCCCGTGTCTTATCGTTTATTTCCAGAATGCAACCTATACAATCTTGTATTGTATCATCGAATTCAGAATTGCCTAGTCGCCGCTCCCGTAAGCAGAATAAGAGACATTCAAAGTATTCTGAAAGTTTAAGTATGGTATGTTCAAATGTTGTTACCTCTGTAAACAACTGATCCCGTTCGCGGCACTTATGCTCTATTTTAAACATCACATTTTTTAAGTCGGGGTGGTTGCGCTTTATCAGCCAAGGCATGTCCCCCGTTTCATATTCGTATATATCATGCCATAGTATTTTCCTCAGTGTTTCCATGCCCATTTCAGGGTATAAAATGAGGGCTATTGACACAACAAAGAATTGATGTTCAGCATTATTTTGTATGTGTATCGATTGCCTAGTATGATATCTTTTTATAAGGCTGCCTCGTGTAATTACATTTAATAATTTATATGCTGGTATTGTCATATTTTACACCTCTTATCGAGCAATGAAATAAAACCCCGTCAATGGATCAAAAGTGTAGTCCCCTGCGCTTTTCGCCTCTTTCTCTGTAACCTGTTCAAGGTATCCTAATGTTGCACGCGACCCTGTTTTTGTAAATTGTATATGTGCAATACGCATACCACAACCTTGTTTATGTGACAATATTAATACGGTATCTTGATCCTCGATTAATTGCATACATTGATGGTATTCTTTCTCATTAATTATAAAGTTAGGGCTTGTCTTTCCTGCGTAACACCCCTCTAATTGTTTGAATCCTATACCACATGCATTTAAATGGTCTATCGTTTCTTGGATATTTAAATCTGATTCAAATATAATATATCGTTCCCGGTCAAACATAGTGTGCACCTCCCCTTGTTAGAGTTATACTCCCTCATTTCCTCATGATACGTTTTTACACAACTCCATATCACCTTACAATATAGGTCTGACATTATAACATCACCGTATGCATTTATTGCTTCAAAGTGTCCGGAGTGTTTATTCCGCTTAATCATAATCATAATTTACACCTTTTCTTTTCCTCGCACCATGCGAATATACCCATCGTTGTATTCTTTAATGAACAAGTCCCGTTCCATTGTGTCAGGAAAGCGTATATCTTTTATACGGCGCGTGCCGTAGCTCATATAACTTATTTTCCTTTTTCCATGTGGATATATTTCTTTATATTCTGCGCGGCTAAAAAGCTCATTATAACCCCCATATAACATGTTTAATCTTTTACACTTTTTCATAACACGGGTATATGTTGTTGACCGCAACGGGACATCTTTAAATTGGAAATTCATTACCTAATACCTCCTGTTTAGCTGTTTTGCTTTCTGATATGCGACGCTCGCGCCCATATACCATGTTATTATCTTACCAGTTAATATCTCGTAAATTTCAAAGTGGTTGTTTGCCTTATTATGTCTTACAGCGTGCATTTATTTAACCCCTAAATTCCCTTTTTTGTGTTATCGACAGGTTGCGGAATAAACAGGGCGTGCCATCTACAACGCTAACAGTATCATGTGGGGCGTCCATTCTATGGGCCACCCATTGCTGCCCCTTAACCCAACTATCAGAATACCCTTGGATTTTCCCGTACACTTTTATATGTTGATAGTCAATTGGCAGTTGGTGAGCTCTTAACATAACTTAGTCCCCCGGTTCAAAGTCAATTTTGTTTAATTCGCCCATTGCTAAATTTCGGAATAGCAGCGTCGCAAGTGTTTCGCTGCTCAAGCTGTTCATATCGAAACCGAATTCAATTGTGATTGCAATAGATTCTTTTAGGCTCGGATCGTGCTCTGTTAAGAATTTTATAGCGTTACCATCGTATATTATGTCGTGTTGATCTATATACATTTGCAGGGTGTCATAGGTTATATGTTCCCCTTGGCTGGCTAGAAAAATAGTATCAATACACTCTTTTAGAAATTCTGTACTTCTTACTTGATCTAATACTTGTTCACAGTTTGACATGTTTTTAATCCTCCATAATTTAAGTATCTCATACCTAGGTTAACAAAGGATTAAGCAATTCGCCAGTAACACCATATCCCGTCAGTTTTTCGGCGCACTATTTTAATCCCTATCCGGTATGAAACATTATATGGTGCCCTTGAGGGATATTCAAAGCAGTCGCTTATTTTTAGGGTTTTCATAAATGCAGTTAAACCTTCACGCTCTGGAATAGGTCTGTTGAGTATTTTGATTAACATTTTGTTTCCCTTATTTATTCAGTTTATCATTTTAGTATAACATAGGTGGTGAACATGTGGAAGTTTATATTGTTCCCAAAATGAACGGAAACTTTTAGTCCTTGATATTGTTGATTAATCCGTACTTGTTTCCAAACTTCTCTTAAAGTTCACCTTTAAGAAAACGGTGTACATTATTGATATTATTGAATAAAAGATGGTAAATAGCAAAGTTCCCTGATTTACGTCATATAGAGAGAGGGAAATAGACAAAAAGACACAGACTCACACACGAAAAGACGTTTTTAGAGGCACACAGAGAAAAACGGAAACAATACACTATATACTATATTTTATATTTTTATTGTTATATATCATAGAGTTAAGGGGTATAGACTTGTTCACTAGAATCGGTAAACTTTCGGAAACTTAGTGAAGAAACTAGTTAGTTGAATTTAATTGACAGATATATTGACTATTGATATGATAGGGTTATGAGTCATAACATTTGAAAGGATAGCGCATGTTTAAGAAAGTAAATACAAAGATGCCGAACGATCCACAATATATAGGATTGACGGAGTTTATGAGGACATTAGAAATAGAAGATCGGTTTGAGTGCAATTGTGCAGGAGTGTATCAAATAGCAAAACAAATAGGGATAAAGGTGCGTCGCAGGACAGTTGACGGAGTGGTGATAGTTCAAAGAATTGGTTGACACTTTATAATATATATCATGGAATGTGGTGGGGCTGTCGTGATTAAGGAGTTCTTAATTTGTTCCCCACCACAATCTATACACTACGAAATTATATTTTATAAATTTACCTTTTATTAACCTTTACATGGTATTCTAAAGATATGAAGCAAGCAATTAAGCCGGATATAAATCAAGTCCGGCTTATTTGTTAACAAATAATTTACCTTTGCATGTTATTCTAAAGATAGAGGGAGAATAAATCATGACATTAGCATTTATTATTTTTGTGTTTTATGTGACATGGGGGTGCAACGAATGAAACAAATACTCAAAACAATTATTATGTTTTTAATTAAAAAACACCGCAAGTGCGATACAACTCAATTTTATGATGGAGAATGAATGATATGGAATGTGTAATTGAAGCTTGTAACTGGTATTTAAGAGGTGACATGACTTTTGCAGAAGTTGAGTGTATTGCACGCGTAAATCAAATGATGGTAGTCTTATTACCTAATGACTGGATACTAGTTCACAACCCCGATGGGCATCCAATAAAATCAGTTGCCTGAAAAAACACTGTTTTACAAACACTCATATTTTATTAAGGGCATCTATTATTTAGGTGCTCTTTCTCTGTGTGCTCTTCTGCTAACTTGGGAAACGACTCAGTACGGGGGTGGGCGGGTAATAATTTTATCCCTCCTCCCTCAAAGTGCGCCATATTTTCGTTTTTTATAATTTATTGTTATATATCAGTATGTTACTATTCTAGGGGGGGCGAGTTCCTTCACACCTGTTTTCGGCATTAACCCTTTGATTTTATTTGTGTTTAAGGTGATTCCCTCGGAGTAACTCAATGAGTTACCAAAACTTCCCGATCGGGTACATTCAGTTGCATAAAAAAATCGTGCGACTTAGTATATTCCTGTACGGGCACTTATAACGCCTGTATCCCATTATTCTTGAACTATATTCCTGAACGGGAATGTCTTCTCCCGCTTACCCCGGCTACTATGCCACCCACCATTGTGTAGGCTACATCGCTTCTGCCCCTTTAAAGGGAACCTCTTACATAACTTACCCGGATGCTTCTTACGCTTTGCATTGCACCTGCCTTCGATGTATCCGTACCGTGTACTGAACTTATCCACTGTTGTTCACCCCCTAGTTTCACTGTTAAAAATGTCAAGTGCCTGTTTTTCAACCAAACGACTATATAGGTCTCTAAGAAGTGCAATTATCCTT